CTATTTCTGTAAAGGAAGAAGAGTGGATGGAAGTGGGTGCTTGGATGTACAAAAATTTTGATATATCTTCAGGGGTTTCCTTTCTACCCTTTAGTGATCATACGTACAAACAAGCACCATATCAAGATATAAGCGTTGATGAATATAACGAGTGGAAAACTCTTGTTCCATCTAGTTTAGATTGGAATAAATTTTCATCTTACGAAGAAGAGGATAATACAAGTGGATCTCGAGAACTTGCATGTACTGCAGATGCTTGTGAAGTTGTGGACTTAGGTGCATCGTGATTATTGAGATACCGATTAGTAGCGATTATATGAGCCGTGCGAGGGAAAAGGCTTCCCAGATGGGCATCCTACAGGGAAGTATTACAGGTGGCTCTAGGAACGTTTTAGGGGCGATAGGCGAGGTAGTCGTTGCTGATAGTATTAAGGCGAAGGAAGTTAACACATATCATTACGATTTAGTTAAGGATGGTGTGCGGATAGATGTAAAAACGAAGAGATGTACCTCTAAGCCGTACCCAAACTACGACTGTTCTGTAGCGTTTCACGGAACAAAACAAGATTGTGATGCTTATGTGTTTGTCCGAGTCTTAGATGATTTGAGTAAAGCTTGGATTCTTGGTGGCATGTCGAAGGAAGATTTTTATGATAAAGCCACTCTATATAGAAAAGGGGATATTGACACAGATAATGGTTATACATTCAAAGCTGATTGTTATAACATTAGAATAGACAGGTTAAATCCCATACATGAAATTCAACAATAAAACAAAAGCTAAATTATTTACGTTAGAAGCGTACCTGAATAAAGATGGTAACGTAGAATTAAATTACGAAGCAGTTAAACCCGAAGATTTAGAACGAGAACTTAATACAGGGTTTCCTATGTATGATGGCACAAGTCAGGTTGCATCACTGCTTCGTTACTTACGAAAATGTGCAGACGATATTATGAACGGTTCAAGGAATTATATTTAAGCCTTACCGCCCTTTTTAAAACCCATTTTTTTTACAACACCGGGTGCTTCTTTTTTTAAAGCCATCAAACCTTTATTTAGTTTGCCACCTTCTTTCATACCCATATCGTATCTTTTCTTTTCAGTCATGCGACCCATTGGGTTTTCCATGCCTGCCATACCTGTAGTCATTTTTCTGTTTTGTTGAGCAAGTCCGCCCATTTGCATAGGTTTGCGTGGCGATGCCATGCCCCCACCATACATTTTAGTTGGTCGTTGTCCGTTGTTGTACATTTTCATTTAGTTTACTCCTTCTGTTGTAAATTTTGTAGATAATCTTGTTCCCTCTAATGCACCTTTTTCTTTCATAAAAATTTCTTGATCGTCAAGACCCATAAATTCATTTAAAGTAGGCGTACCTCCTTTTCCTTGAATAACTGCCATAGTAACGTAAACTTTTATTGTTTGAGCAAAATTATTTATGTCTTTTTTAGAAAACCCTTCAGGATTTTTTATTATTTTAGCCATAAGTCGTGCAGCATTTTTATCACGCAACGCAACTGTTAACAAAGATTGATTTTTTTCAAGTAACATTCTAGTAGCTATTTCTGTTCCAACATACAAAGGACTAACCATACCTCTTGCGATGTTAAATACTCTTGAAAATATATTATCTATTGTTAAACCTTTTGTGTCACCTCTTGGTGCAAAACCTCTAGGATTACCTCCTGCGTAAGAGATCCATTGTGCCATGTTTGTTAAAAGACTCATGTGTTCACTATCTATTCCTAATACAGCTTCAGCAACTTCTCTATTTGCTTTGCCTAAAATAGTATTTGTAAAACTAACAACATCTTTCATTTCACTTCTTGCAACATCTGCAGCAGGGTCTCCTGCTTTTCTAAAAATATCTACACCTGTTACTTGAACATTTGCTCGTTCAAAAATTCCTTTTAAATACATATATTTTAAAGAATCACGTATTCTTTTTTCTGTAAATAATCCTTTTTTATCACTCAAACCTTTACTTTTAGTTACTAAATCTTCTACAAGTCTTTCTATACTTTCTGCTGTAGCATTTTGAAAATGTTCTTCAAAAAATCTTTTAGGTTGTTTTACATAATTAGTAATTTGTGAAAGATTATTTAAATCTAATTCTTCCGCATCAAGTCTTCCTTTTGCTTCTATATGTAAAGCTCCTTTAGTGTTGTTTATTTCATCTACTATATCATCAAAGGCTTCTCTTGCTTTTTTAGATTTTTTCATGTGTTGTGTAATATCTACAGTGTACCCCGGAATTTTATCTGCACTAAAAAGTGGCATGTTTATTGTTTGACCATTTTTATTAATTACAGGTATATATAATTTTTTTTCTAATTCTATTATATTTATAGCGTTTGTAAAATTATAATTTTCAGGAGTTATACTATCCAAATCAACTATTTTTCTACCTTGTGATGCTTTAACTTTATTTGCTACATTTTCGGCTGTATCTTTTAACGCTGAGGATAGTTGTTTAGTCACTATGGTGTTCATAAGTTTTTCTGCCATTTGTAATATTTTTTCTTGTCTAGGCTCACGCAAATCAAATGCGTATTGTTCCACACCCTCAGCATCCTTTTTTCTTGATGCCCCTAAAAAAGAAAATATTCTGTCTTTTTCTCTTTGTATTTTTAAAAGCATGTCGTCAGCTTCAGTTCCTCTCTTACTTGCTTTTGCATAAACAAATCTTTCAGCGTATTCGGCAATATTATAAAAAGGAGTTTCTGGTCGCATAACATTAATACCTTTATATTTATAGTTGCCTTCTCTTTCTCTAACAATGGTTTCTCTTTTTTTACGAATACCTGCTCTACTCGCTATAACATCTGGAACGTATAATCCTTTATCAGTCTGTTCTCCTATTAAAACACTGTATTTTTTTCTAGCGTTTTCTTGTAATTCTAATAATGTTCCAGATGGGTCAGCTTTTTTAAATATGTCATCAATTATTTTTATGTGTTGAGCTGTAATTTCTTGGGCTGTAAGAGTTAATCCTTTTTTTGACTCTTTTCCTTGTTTTGCTAATCTTAATGCTCTATCTTTAAAGTATCTCATAATATCTTCAGCTTGTTTTGGAGTGGCATCAAAAAAGTCTATCATTTTTGCTTTTTCAGGATCTAAAGTACCTGCTTTAATTTTTTTCATTTGCTCACTTCTAAGAAACAAAGCTAAATCTAAATCTGTAGAATTTTCAGGAAGCAAATCTCTTGATTCGTAAGTCTTTCTTAATTTTTCTACCATAGATCTGTTTTTATAAGTTTTTTCTAAAGCAAATGTTGCCATGCTTTCAAAAGTTTTTTGAATAGGCGAACCCATAGTTTGAAAAAATATACTTCCTCTTCCAAATATTTTTTCTATAGGTTTACCTTTAAATTCATCTACTGTGTCCATATATTTAGTAAGTAAAGATGTCATATCTAATTTTATATTATTTGCTTGGGCATAATTATCCACATCTTTATAATATCGTGAACCTAAAGCTCTACGTCTGCCGAGTTCTAAATCAAACATAACATCTGCAACTCTTCTAACTTGAAGTTTAAGTTGTTTTTCACTTACTTCGCCTGAAAACAAAGTTATGTCATCTAAAGTTTTGTTAGCAGAATCCATTAAACCATTATAAGTTTTATTAACTAAATCAGCTTTTTCTTTTATTGAAAGAGGTCTTCCGCCTAATAACTCATTTAAATTTACAATGTTATCAATAGTATCCGCATCAATTTCCTTATTGTTAGATACAGTATTTACAAAAGTATCTAGTTGTTCTCGAAGCATAGCTTTTCTTTTAGTTAAAATATTTCGTTGACGATTTACCATAGTAGATACAAAATTAAACATATTTTGTAATTCTTCGTTTGAGTCTATATCTATACCCGTTTCTTTTTTTACGCTTTGTGCCACAGTGTCTAACAATAAATCTATACTATTTAATTTATTTTCATGTGATAAAGAAATTGCCGTTAAATCATCAATATACTTAACAGCATCAGTGGCAGTATAGTCCATGCCCACTTTATTTCCGTACGCAATTAACGGAGCAAGACCTGTAACTTCAGCGAATTTTAAATTTAATGTATTTAAATTATTAGCAATTTTATCTTCAGACATACCTAATTTTCTAAAAGATTTTTCAAACCCAGTCATAACATCGTTGTATCTTAACAATGCTTGGTACGACAGTTCTCTATATTCAGGTCTTAAATTTTGAAATATTTTAGATACTAATTCAAAGTTTTCTAATTGTCGAGCAGTTGGTGCCGCAGCGTCTTTTGGTTTTCCTGCAGCAATATTAAATTCTTCAATAATTTTTGTAAATTTAGCTTTGTCGTTGGTAACTAAAATTCCCGGATTAATTAATGGAATCCATGAATTTTCTAAAGCTCTTTTAGTTGACTCAACATATCCTGCTGATGTTGCGTTAAGAAGTGCTGAAGCTCCTCTTACACTATACTTTGCTATGATTGGGGCAGTAAGAGGAGAAGTTATTCCTAAAAGCATTTCTTGAAGTCTTGTACCTCCTAAATTCATACCAGTTCCTTGTTCTAGGAAACCAAGTAATGTAGGACCATATCCCATAGCTGATGAAATTATTACATCGTCAGCACCTACACTTAAAATATATGGATTTAAATAGCGACCATTACCATTTTTCAACATGTAAGTTCTTCTGTTTCGTTTGTTCAATGCTAATAAACTTTGATTTGTTTTAATGTCTTCTTTTACTCTATTAATTTCAATTCGAGCTTTTTCTTTTTCGGCTTTGTTTTTCCAAATTTTTTTATTTCTAAAATTTGTTTCCAAAGTAGTTAATTTTTTTGTGTCCACGTCAATTTCATCAATTTTTTCTGCTATGTTTTCAGCATAATTATTCATTACATTTACATGGTCAGCAACATTTTCTCCTTCTTTTAATCTAGTTTTATCGCTTGTAAACGTAACACTTTGCCACAACTTTCTAAATGTTGTTTCAGTCCAACTCCTTCTATTTCTATATAGTTCTAAAGCGTCAGCTCTACTTAATCCTGCATAATTACTATCAGTCTCTATTAATTCATCTATTTTTTTTAATAATCGTTCATCCCCAAATGTTCTTACAAATCTAGCTCCTATAGTAAACGGAGCTATTGACGCAAAGAAATTTACTGATTTTTCTGTTCCTGTTAAATCACTATAACTAAGTTCAAGAAGGTCATTTACTACTTTAGGGTCTAATTCTCTGTTGCGAAAAATAGTTTTACCTTCCCTGTCAGTTTCTATTAAAATATTGTTGTTTTCGTCTGTTCTGTAAGCGGGTACTTTGTGATCTTCATCGTATGCTTCTTTTCCGTATTTTGCTATAAATCGTTCTTTGTACCATTGATTAAATCTAGCTCCTAAATCTTTCGTAAGAACGTTGCTATTTAATATGGTGTTATAAGCTTTTAAATTAGGAGTATCTGCCATAATCCGACTAAATTCAGGCATAAACCCTGCTCCGGGTTCACTTGAAGTTGCACCGTGAACAGCAGAACGAACTGCCGCATACGTCATGTACCCCAAAGTAGGCAAACGCAGAACATCTCCCGGAAGAGACTTAATCATGTTCATCCATTCGGTGTACATATTTCCAGTTTCAAACTCATCAATAATAAGTTGTCTACCTTTTAATGGTATTGTAGAATTTTTTCCAAATAATTTTGCAACTTTTTGTCTGTCTTTCACTGCTGCAAACAATTCTTGCATTTTTTCAGATTGTTTATCAAACCCTTCAAAAATAGTTTCATCAATTCCCGAGTAATCTGATGTACTAAAAGTAACAAGAGGTTTATCTGGGTCTTGGTAAACTCTATTTTTTAATTCACTTGCTTTAAATTTTGTATATAAATTTGTTCTAAATTTAGTGTCTTGGTTTGCTTTATTTATAACACGAGGAGTTATTAAAACATTACCTATTTGTGCAACACCTTTACTTTGTATTTGTTGCATATCGGCACTGCTCATTATGTCATTAAATTTTTCAGATATAGTTTGATCAGGGGGGATTCTTTGTTTTTTTCTACTTTCTTTACCCAGTTCAGAAAATTCAGATGGAATTGTAAACTCCCCTGAACCTAATTCCGTTTCTTTAAATGGTACTCCTAATAAGTCCATAATTATTGTACCTCCATAAATGTTGGGTTATTGCCCATATCTGTAATTTTGTATTTTTTACCGTCAGGTAATAAATAAATGCCGTCAGGTTGTGCGTATTCACTCATTTTATTTATATCAAAACCTTGAATTTGACTTCCTTTTACTACCCTAGCTACTTGGTCAGGCACTTGATTTGTTGTTTGATCAGAATCTGTAGATGCTCCACCTATCATTGGAGGTTGTTCTTGTGCTTGAAGATATTGTGCTTTATTAGTAGCTGAAGGTGTAAAAAATTCACCTCTATCTATTGCTGCTCTAAATTGAGATGCTGTAAATTGTTTTACAATTTTAGATGTTCCCCCTATTGCAGCACCTGTTTTATTTCCAAACTCTGCACGAGGTGTTTGAACCTGAACATAAATAGGATTGTCTGTCTCTTCACCTTTCACATATACTGCTGATCCGTCTGCTCCTACGTAATTTGGTTCTACTTCAAATATTGGTTTATTATTATCATCTAGTTTAATTAAATCTTCAGGAGTTACAGTAACAGATGTTGAAGTTGCTGTTGAAGATCCCGTATCTCCACCAGTTAACGTTCTGTGGTAGGAAGATAAATATTCACGAGCCATTCTATCAGCCTGAAGTAACTTTCTTTGGTTTTTTGTAAAATATCCCTGACTCATACCTCGAGTAAGAATTTCATTTAACATTTGTTTACCCAAAAGTTTTTTATTTATATCAGCTTGCAACACTTTAATTGAATCTATAGAATCTTCTATTGTTCCATAAGCTCCACCAAGTTTAGCTAAGTTACGAGCTAAATCTTGGTCAGATAATCTACCTTGTTCGTCTTCTGCTCTTGCTAAATCAGCCGCTATAATAAATTTTAATGTTTTTTGTTTTGCTAAAAGAGAACCTTGATCTAAACCACCTATTTGATCTTGTATTCTACTATATATAGCTCTGCTTTCTGCATCTTCTGAATCTGGAGAAGCACCTAACAAGTTTGCAACTTGATCTATGTAACCAGTGTCACCAAATATTTTGTTAAAAGCCATAAATATACTTGCAACAGTGCTGTCAGGTTCAAGTTGTGCTTTTTCCATTAAACTTATTAATTCTTTTAATTGTCCATCTGTTCTTCTTAAAGCTCTAAGATCTTTTTGAAAAGTATTTACTTTAATACCTGTAAATTGAAAAAACCTATCTTGATAACCTTTACCTTTTAATTTCTCTCTAAACCCTTGATTTCTTAACCAATCCATTGTTTTCATATCAGCATCGTGTACCATTGGAAGCATTAAATAAGATGCCAGTATAGGATCGCTTACATAGTCTTTACCTGTTTTTGCTTTTTGGTCTGACATCCATTTTCCTATTGCTACTTTTTCTTTTTCACTTTTTGGTTCGTGGGCGTTCATATTAAACAGTTTAATACCATCTTTTAAACTTTCATAAAATATAGTTTTATCTTTATATTGTGAAGCAGTATCGTACAAATAATGTTTTATATCATCATACCCGTGCAAATTAGAAAGACCTTTTAAAGAGTTCATTTCTGTTTGATTAAGATTTAAATCTGTAATTTTACCAAGCACAGCATTTTGATTACTAATAGGAAGAAGAATTTCATCAACACCTAATTTACTATCTTTATTTAAATTGCTAATCGCTACATCATATTCACTTTGCCCTACAGGTACAATATCTTTCATCCATGAATTTATGTCTATATTTTTAGGGCCAAGCATTGCAACTAATTCTGTTTTGTCTTCATTGTATAATTTAGGTCTTAAAGAATTAGCAACAGCAGTTGTATAAAATTCTCCTAAAGCATTTCTTTGTTGTTTAGTTTTAAATAAAGTTTTTACTTTTGCAGGTCCTAAATTTCTTAAACTATCTATAAATACGTTTGCTCGTGCAGCTTCGTTTTTTATAATAGCTTTATCATAATACAATTTAGATACGGGCATATCCACACCCCCGATAGAAAGAGTCTTTCCAACATTATTAATAACTCCTGCTGTATCAAACATATCTAATTTTAATCGTTGAGAAGGTCTACCAAATATATCAATTGGTTCTTGTTCTGCAAGTTGCTTTTCTCCTGATTTTATCATGTCTTTTACAGAATTAACTGCAGCAAGGTTAACATCATCTCCTGACAATACCGATTTCATTAACAAAGCTCTGTACCCGTCTAACTTTTCTTGATCTTTTGCACGAGCTTTTTGCTCGTTTTCAATATTTCTAGTAAAGCCTTTTACAAGACCTGTTGCAAAAGCTGATGCAAATCCCATTATACTTTCTCCTTCTTATTTTTTTTAGACATAAAACCTGTATCTTCTTCTGGTGCAGAGGGCATTATACCTTGTCTTATTCCTGCATTAACTGTTTCTTTAACATAATCAAACATTTCAGGATTGTTTTGTTGCATCATTGTAAAAAATGTTTTATCATCCATCCTGCCTTCTTCAAGGGCGTTAGCATTTTCAAACAATCTGTACGGCAAATCTTCTTCCTCTGCTATATTTGCAATGTACAAAGATAAAGGCCCTTTAATTAATAGTCCTACATCTGGATTAAATCTGCCCTCTTGAAAACCTTGCAATATATAACCCTCTACCATGACTTCTATAGAAACTCCTACTGTTAACAACTTAATTAATTCTTCTTTTACTTTAGGAATTTTTAATGAATCTATTGCCTTTTGTAAAACTAATTCAGGATCTGCATCTTGAGATGGTTTACCCCACGCCCATTTAGATACATCTTCTGTTAATGAGTGTCCGGGAGGTGCTGATGCAAATTGATCTTTTGCTTCAATAGTACCTTTCATTGGCATATTTTCCATAATTATACCTCTATATTTTTTAAAGAAGGTTGTTCAATGACTTGAGTGTATCTAGTTTTTTGTATGTTGGGAGATACACTGTATTCAGAAATCATCTGTCTCATCTGTGTGTTTTGTGCATTTTGCATTAAATTAGCTATAGCTGTATTTAACTCAGGATTTCTAAACCCTGTGTATTGAGTGCTTTGTGGTGTAGATGTTTGAGTAATTCCACTTTTACCAAACCTTTTATAATATTTACCAGTTTCTTTGTGTTCTATGCCAGTTTCAAAAGGCATAGGATTTGCAGTGTCAGCTCTTCTCATTACATTATATGCAGAAGCTCCTTTTTTAATAAAACCAAACAAACCATCACCACTTGAGGATGAAGGTTGTGGACCTATTGCATCAGGCACTCTAGGTTCTTCTTGCCCCCCTGAGCCTGTAAACCCCCCTATAACTGTTGCTATTGCTGCTAATGTTCCTAAATCCATAATTAACTACTTCCCATCCAAGCTGCAATCCAGTTTCCTACCCCTGCAGCCAGATTATCTTTTTGTTGTTTATCATATATTTCTCGTGAATTTGCAAACTCCATAGCCATAATACCTATTTCATGTTGACGTTGTAAGTACGACTCTGCTTTTTGAAAATTCCAAGAAGCATTATCTCTGTATTTTTGCCAAAGATTGTTTAATGCGTTTTGGTTTGCATTAAATTGATTTTGCACGTTTAATCTATTTGTCTCATTTTGTAATGCAGTATTCGCAGTATTTGTTTGTCTTCGCCATTGCACATTAGATTGATCTATTGCATATTGCATATTTGAATTAAATTTATCACGTGCATCTTGCAAAGAAGCATTATATTGCGTCATAGCATTTTCTTCACCTGCATTAAATTGTGACAGAGCTGACACTCTATTTGCATTAGCAGTTTCAACTTGTGCTTCAAGTTCTGCAAAAAATTCGTCAACTTGCAATTGATTTTTTGCGTTAAATTGTTGCCTTGCATTTTCTTCTGCCGTATCTTTAAATAAAGCTTGAGTTAAAGCGTTAAAATTAATTGTATCAGCTTTTTGTTGTGCATCTAAATTTTTAATATCTGTTTGCAACAAAACTTGGGAATTTGTTACTGCTCCCTGTAGTCGTGCTGACAGATTTGCTTTATCCATTGCCGCATAAGTAAGAGCATTTTGTAAAGAAGCTTTTTGTTTTCCAGATAAATTTTGTAATTGAATGGCTGCGTATTTATTTGCATCTTGAGTTGCAATAACAACACCTGATTCCATTAAAGCTTGAGTCATAGCTGATGCAGCCATACTAGATGCACCCATCCCTCTACCTTGCATGATAGCTGTAACTTTTCTAAGAGCAGGAGATGCCCATGCAGGAGGTTCAGTTCCTTCTTCAAGGCTTGATAAAAGTTGTGATAATTGATATTGTGTTGTTGCTTTTTGATCTAATTCTTCAGTTGGCATAGTAACCATAGACTCTTCACTTACTGTGCCTTGCGGTATGTTTGAAATTACGCCTTTTGGATCAGTTATTTGAGCAGCTCCCATAGTTCCAACACTAGGAACATTTGTTGCTAACTGCGATATTTGACCTAAACCTGCCGTTAATGTCGGAGGGGTAGGGGTTATATTTGCAGGAGATGCTGCAGTAGTCGTTGCAGACGGGGAAGTTTCTAACAGTGTTCCCTGTGTTCCCTGTATAGTATCTGTAGGTGTAGTTTGTAAAACTGGTGTAACTTGAGGAACACCCGCTTGTACCCCTGAAGCTAATTTACCTACTTCAGTTTCTAATTGTTCATCTGTTCTTATAACTGTAGCCATTATTTAGTTCCAATCAATATTTTATCTAATTTATCTTCAAGTCTTTTAATCGCATCCATTAAGTCGTGCATATCATCTTTTACATCATCTTTACGTGCGTATTCTTCACGAGTTTTATTAAGTAATATTTGTATTCTTTTTACCTCTTGAAACATTTTGTTGAACGCCCAACCAAACGGCACAACAACCATTGTTAAAATAATATTCCAAAATAACATTGCATCTATTTCCATTAGTCTTCCTTTGGAAAATCATATATAGGTTGGTTACTTCCATCACTAGGCACATTAAATAAAGCCATAAAATCATTTAAACTAGAACAAGCATTTATTTTATCTTCTATAGTTTTTGATGCAGTTCTTACTTTTCCTCTATATGTAGTAATAGACGATGGTATCGCTGTATCTGTTTCTGCTTTACGAGTAACATACCAGTCTGTTGGTTTAAGAAAGCCATTAGCCATTTCTTTTGTTTCACGAACCCACTTTGTTTTTAAACCCTCATACACTACTTGATTGCCTTCAGTATCTTTAATTTTATTACCATCAGAATCAACTGCATCGACATCAACTAAAGACTTTTCAATTAATTTTCCATTAGCATCTCTGCCAGAATAAAATCTTTCATCATGTGGTTGTGGGTCATCAGTCCAAGTTAAACCTGCTGCTTTTTTTTCAGCATCTGTCCATACACCCCAATTAGACGGATGTCGAATTTTGTTAGCATCAACCCAACTACTACCTAAATTTACTACTGTTCCATCACTTTTTTTCCAAACCATTATGTTCTCCCGTTGCTATACTTAAATGGGTGTTCTGCAAATGCCATATAGATATAAGTTCCATTATTAGTGTTTGTTGAAACATGACTTGCATTATGTTGAAAACCATTGCTTAAAAAATCTATAATTCTGTTACCTGTATTGGTTGTTTCTGCACCAGAAGTATCCCAAAATATTTTTTTGTAAGCACCATAATCATATTTATTAAATGTATCTCTTTTATAATCCCAAACAATAAAATTTTCACCACTACCAGTATATGCAATCATAACTAGTGCGGGGGAAAATCCTGTGTAAACTTTAGGACCAGTAGTATTTCCATTTCCTTCATACGCACCCATACGACTATATCCATAAACTGAATGAAAACAATACATAACAAAACTATCGCCACTTTCATTTGTTGTTTGGTCAGAGTTTACATTTACAACTGTTGAAGTGGGTGCTGTGCTACCAAAAGAACCATCATTTGCACCATAAGCACCACCAGTTGATAAATACATTTGTCCAGCAAATGTGTTAGATAAATGACCAAAAACAAATTCTCTAGCATCTGTTCTGTTTTTTATCATTACCACTTCAGGTGCAGAGGACAAACCATGTGCTATTGTGCCTTCACTTCCTGTTCCAGTATAAGTAACAATGCTAAATCCTGCTGTTGTATTTGCTTGATATACAGAATCTATTGTGCCAACACCAGTAGCACTTGCATCATTAGTAGTAGTTGTTCCACCATTAGCTTTCCAATTCCATGCAACTATATTTATACTATTTTCATTTGTATAATTATTGTTAGTAGTTCCTGCTGTTAATGTAAAACCATCTGAACCAAAAGCACTTAAATAACCATATTGTGAACTATCACTTTCTGCATCTGAACTATCACTTCTTAACATTTTGTTAACACCTCTACTAGAGTCGTACATAACTTTTGCTGAAGTATTGTTTCTTTGTGCTATCCATACCCAATCAGGTTGAAACCCTACCCCAGTTATATTTCTTGAACTAGAGCCATCACCAGTATATAAAATTGTATCAAAATGGTCACTTGCTTGTGTTATTGAATTAGGACCTATCGTTGGTTCTGGAAAATTTCGTGAACACAAAGCTACAAATCCTGATGGTGGAGTATAATAAAAATCTCCTATACCATTTTCATCTGCATTACCTTGTGCAGTTACATTTCCACCAAAAGTTCCATCTTGTCCAAAATTAAAATTTAATGAATCTGAACTAGCTTGTAAATGATAAGCAGGTAACATAAATTCATTTGTAGTTACTGTTGTAACATTATTGCTACCTGCAGCAGGGTCACCACTTATAGACCATGTGCCATTTACGCCATGCCATACTTTGCCTGAATCTGGGTCAAATGCCCACATCACTATATCTCCAGTACTCGGATTTTCAGCACTAGTTTCAACAGTTACGTCTTCTAATCTTATCTGGGCAGTTCCATGAGGTTGGCTTACTTGAACACCAGTCATAGCAGTAGATAAAGAACCATAAGTGTCAAGAGCAGTATTTTCACTTAACAAACCACTACCATTTCTACCATTTCCAGACATAGCTGCTACTCTCACTTCAAAATAAGTTTTCATGTGACAAGCATGAGTTGCTGTGCCAACTCTATAAGTTGCTGCACCCCCACTTCCACTACCAGTTACAGTCAACATACCATCAGTAAAACTAGTTGTTTGGTATTGTGTAATGTCTTGATTTAATATAGCAAAATTAGTAGTTGGATTGTCTAAATATCTATCTTTTGCTGCAAAATTACTTGTTGACCAATCGTTGTTATTACCTGATACATCATTACCTAATGCACTAGAATCAGCAAAATCTAAATGCCACCCAGTAGTTCCGTAACTTACACTTGGCTCTATAGGAATCCAAATACCTTCTTTAAATTCACCAAAATCTGATGCTGCATAAGCATATCCATCAGTAAAGTGCATTTCTGAAAACAAACAGTAGGTTGGGTATCTCCATCTTGCTGCTTCGTGAAACAAAACTTGTCCTAAACTACTGTTTATATATCCATTACTATCGTCTTGGCTTGGATAACTTGTTGTTTTAAAATCAGTTACTCTCGTGCCATTTAGATAAAATATAATTCTATCTGAGTCTGTGCTTTGAGCAGTATCTTTAACAACAACAAGATGAGTCCAACTAGAATTATCTCTTATTAGAGGTGAAGATTGTACATTAAAATCTAATGTGCCATTTCTATATTGATAAAAATAAATTCTTCCATCACTTAAATTTAAATACTCAATGTCAGCACCACCTGCATGACCACTGCCTGCTGATGACCATATATGTCCACCAAAACTTAATCCTCTTGGCTTTATCCAACATGAAAGTGTCCATTTTTTTACATCACCTGCACCAACACTATCAGTCATGTATTCATTGCCATTAGTGCCTATAGAATAATTAAGGTCGTGTCCATAAAATTCAGAACCTGTTTTTGCAAACCAAAATGAATTTGAACCAGTCATCTTACCTCTTATGCTTCTGCAAATGCAAGTTGAGCAGCACCAAGATGAATTTTACCATCTGCCTGTACAAAGTATGGTACAATGTCAATAGCACTTGCTGTCGTTGTCAGAGTTATTGAAGTACCCCCCGCAACAAAATATTGGTCTGCTGCGTGAGATAGTGTTCTACTCCCTGTTCCATCTTGTATAAATACAAATATACCAGATTGTCCTGCAACCTCATCTCCGGGGTCAGTCAATACTAAATTACCTGTTAATGTCCAAATAAAATTTGTGTACTGCGAGAAATCAGGAGCAGTGCTTCCACTAACACTTGTATTAGTGTTTGTGTTAGGTACGTTACCTGCATCAAATGTTATGGCAGTTCCAGTTCCTGCATCCGATGCAATACTGTCTAATGCAATGCTTCCTACGTTAGTTATGTTTGCATCGTTAAAACTCGTTGCTCCAAATGTATTACTTGCTGCAGTAGAAGTTATACCATTGGCGGCGGTAATTCCCCCACCGTCTGCAATCGTTATAGCATTATCTCCGTCAGTAAATCCTATGTTCGCAGTTTGTACTTCCCCACCAACTTTTAAATCGCCCGATACATCTACTCTTGTAGACGCATTTAAGTCAATAATTGCTTCACCATCTATTCTTAACGTTCCGTCTGTAGATTGTTGTATAAATGATGCAGTATCACCAAATGTAAGTTTGTTTGTGCTGTTTAATGTAAGTCCAGTGCCGTCTGTGTGAGTAAGAGTTGTGTCAGCATCCGCACCAAATTTAAGAACAGAACTATCGGTGGTAAGACTTAAATCACCCCCTGAACTTAAAGCCAACTTTTCTGCAGCGGCTTCACTTGCACCTGTTTTAAAACTTAATTTAGTAGCGTTGTTTGATGCACTAAAATCACCTTCAGATACTGCTTCAATTCCTGCGGCCACTAATATAGCATCAGTGCCTGCACCTTCGTCAGGTGCTTTAAAGAATATTGAACCTAGTACATCATCTGCTGCAATATCATTATCACCTGCGTGGAATGAAAGACTTGGTTCTTTTCCGTCTCCTGTGCCTACATGTTTAAGTATTAATCCATCATCTGCAACGTGGGTTAAAGTTATTTCTTGGTCGTTACCAAAGAATATAGTTCCACCGTCTGCAAGATACAAGTCTGAAAATTCTGCAGAAGCAGAACCAAGTGTTGCACCATCTGCACTAGCAGGTACGATAGATGTGCCTACTGTTGCAGTGTTAATGACAGGACTTGTTAATGTTTTATTTGTTAATGTGTCTGTAGATACAAGAGATACAAGAGTTGAACTTGAACCTGCAGGTAATAACATGGTGTTAGTAACTGCGGCACTGTGGGGTTGAGATGCCAGAGTTTGCCCGTGACTGTTACTTTCACAATTAAAAACTATTCTACCAGAATTTGTATTTCCCCGTACAACAACTGTTCCCGTGCCATTTGGAGCTAAATCAATAGTGGCGTTAGATGTGGTAACAATATCATTGCCATTCATATCTAAGTCGCCGCCTAATTGCGGAGAAGTATCTTCTACAACATTAGATATAGCACCAGATGTCGCAAGTCCTGCTACAATTGCACTTCGTTGTATTTTTTTAAGACCACCACCCGATGTGTCTACTGCTAAAAATACGTCATCATTTGCAACAGTTGATATTTCAGATAAATCACCTACTGCTGTAGGATTAAAGTTTGTACCATCTGCTATAAGTAAATGACCTGAAGTATTTGTTCCCATAACTAAATCATCACCTGTTATGGTCAAATCACCACCTACAACAACATCTCCATTAAATGTTGCTTTACCTGCAAGAGCCATATCAATGTCAAGAGCAGTAATTGCACTAGCACCGTCTGTTCCTTTTATTGCAAAGTTTTTATCTGCTACACTTACAGTAAGTTCAACATCACTAGAGTTGTTTGCAATGTCAAGTATAGATGTGCCATCATCTTTAAAAGTTATGTTTGCACCACCTGCATCAAGTATAATATCTCCAGATGAATCTAATGTAATATCTGTGCCATCGTTTGTAATAGTATCAAGAGCAAGAGAACCTACATTACTAATATTAGAATCACTAAAATCAATAGTTCCTGTAACATCTAAGTTACCACCTACACTTAAATTACCTGATACATCAACCGCACCATTTATATCTACTGTTGTGGCCGCAATCTGTATTTCTGTGTCTGCAACAAGGTCAAGTTGTCCGTCTGTGCTTGAATTGATATATATTGCTGTGTCTCTGAATTGTATCTTTTCTGTAGATGCAATAAGTATGTCATCACTAAATTCAAAGTAATCTTCATCTTCCATCCACTTCAAGACACCATCATTTGATTCTCCGTCAAATGTAATCGTTATATCTGTGCCTGATGTTGCTGCTCCAAATGTAAGTGTGTTACCAAGTAGTTTAGTAATAGGACCTCCTTCATTGGCTGTGCCATCGTGGGTGTGTCCTGTGCTTGCTTGAAAAGCTGCTAATAATTGATCAAACTCGTCATTGGTATGTGCGGCGGTAATTGTATCGCCGTCTTCATACGTAGACTGTCTTGTGTATGTTGCCCCCATTTACCTTCTTGCTCCTAACTGATATTCTAATTGAAAACCTTTTAACGAATAAGGTGCTGTGCTATTTGCACCGTCTTCTACTCGCAGTGCCACTGCAAACCCAGACCCTTCCACAGACTTTCTAACGATAGGCTGTGTAGGTCCTCCATAAGAGGTTGTGCCGTAAACGCCTGATCCGTATATGCCTGCAACGTTTAAACTGTCTAGTGCGTAGGCTGCAGGTCGTGTTGAATCTTGAGATTCGTAGTCGTATCTTACAAATAAATCTGCATCGATTGTAGATTCAGGTGCATAGTTAATATTCACTCTTTGCATGTGTTTACGTATTCCGGGGTCATTAAATGTAAGATCTGGACTTCTATACTTTGCTCTTATGAGGTCTCCGTCAAACGTATCACCTTGATCTTGTCTATATATAATCCCGTCAAAG